TCAAGCTTGAATGAGGCCGCTGATGGATCTATGTAAACTGCCTTCACTGCTCTTCCTAGAATAAACCTCTTGAAGTCATCAGCATATTCGCTGTCAGTTTTCTGTCTTTGTTTGACCTTGCTATCCCAGTAATAGAGATCCTCAACCCACATATTTGGATATTTGGATCTGTTTATCCCTATTAGACAGAAAGACGTTGCATTGCTGGTGCCATAGTCGATCCCACATATATGGTATTCTGCTCTTCCAGGAGGGTATTCAATGATATGCAATGAAGTGTCGAAGAAGTCATATACCGCTCCCTCAGCCTGCACCCACCTTCCTTCAATGAATCTGCTGAACCAAATCCCCTTATACTGCCTCTTAAGATAGTTTTTTTCATCTTCAGTAAGTTCGGGATTGTCTTCGAGAGTGAATTTCCAGCTAGATACGTCTGGGTTGTTTTCTAGGAAATCTTTCTTGAGCCAATGATATGGGCTGTCAGGGTTGGTAGTGGCGAAGATCCTGGCTCCCTTCATCACTGTCCTGGAAATCGCCATAAGAAATACTGATTGCGGAATGATGCTGCATTCATCTACATACACTCCACTGAATGTAGATCCCCTTATCTTATTCTCTGCTCTCTCATCATCAGCACCAACAATGTGAATAGTCTTATTGAATATAGACATCTCTCGCTTACCAGAATAATAGCGTACGTCTGCTCCTATCATTCCCGTGAGCTGTGGGAGGATATTGCGTTTGAAGGTGTCATATGTCCTGGTGATCATGCAATATTCGCCAGGAGGCCCGTATGTGAGTTCTTTGAGCCATCTCCATAGGCTTATGTACGTCTTACCACTACGAACAGCTCCTTCCCAGATGTTTATCCTTGCGTTGGATTCAGTAAGAGAGAGGAGCTGTTTTTCTGAGAGGGAGGTCACTTAAAAGCAATACCTTTATATGAATATTTGAATTTATAATTCTTCATTTTCTTCAAACGAACAAACTTATCTTTAAGTAAGGCCTTTAATCCCATACTAATAGTTTTTACTTTCTTTGTCTTAAAACCTTTATATTTAACTTTATTCTCTGGTAGATCGAGCCATTCACTCCATTTCCTAGATAATTCTTTTCTAGTTACTATTGAATCTGGATTCTCCTCCAAACAATCTGCCATGAAATCTATGGCTGCTCTTTCTCTATTCTTTCTATGGCTCTCAACAGACTTTCTGATCATTTCCTGAGTAGGCTTCCAGAAGGACCTCTTTCTTTTTCTGTCCCTCCATCTGATCCTATCTCTTTCCATATTGCAGATAGCACATTCACATTCGTCATCAATAGTATTGAGATGTGAAACAGGTATTTGTTCTGGTACAAATAGACTTTTTATCCACCGAAACAGTCTCATAAAAGGCCTTGTTGTTTGTTTGTTAGAAGGGAGTTGCTTCGAGATTGGGCATTACTTTCTTTACATCAACTAACTTCTTCAGGCTTTCATCAATAGACTTCATGATGGCAACCTGCATCTTCATTGAGTCGTTAATGTCCTTCAAATGCCAACTCACATATTTTAGACTGTATTCAACAGATGGTAATGGTTTTTGCTCTTCAGCCATGTTTGCGTCCTTTTTTTGGTAATTTGCTTTCTTCTTTTTTGACGATATCTTGCCTTTTTCTTGCAAACTCAAAGGCTATTTTTGCCTCTCTAGCACTATCATGAGCCATCTCTGGCTCTTTCTTCTTCACTTCTTCTTTCTCTTTCTTCAAGGCATATCTGCCTTCTTTCTTGGCGAGTGTGGCATATCTTTTCTGCCTCGACACTACTCCTTGAATGTCCTTTTCCTTTTTCATTTCTTCTTTGCCTTTTTCTTCATGGGAATCTTTGCTCCCGACTTTCTTGCTTGGTTCAGGGCAGCTGCGACAGCTTGCTTCTTTTGGTGGCCTGACTCCTCCATTTCTTTAATGTTCGTACCGATCGTGCTTTTGGATGTTCCTCTAAGCAGTGGCATGTTCTTCTCCTGGTATAATTTGTCTAATTCCTAAATTAACTATCTGATCGTCCATCTCGAATAGGGACGATACGATCTTCTTTTCTTCGAGTAGCCGAAGATCTTTCTTGTTGAGGACAATCTCCAAATAGATCTCCTCTTCCAATGTCTCGTATATCACTTCCATCTTGTCTAAGATCCGGTCTAAAATTGTTACTATCTGCATAGATCCTGATGACAGTTCCTGGTACACTGCTGTAAATTTTCGTGCCCCTTATGTCATCTATCTGCGAATCATCGACATACACAAGACCATTCATGCAGTCAAGATAAAATTTGAGACAGTTATCGACATCAGGCTTCTTCATATATCTGACAACTCCATGAATCATTTGCTTCTGCATAGATTTGGAGGCAGATTTTGGTATTGGCATTCGGAACAAAAGAGCAATGGAAAGCGGGATAGTGAAAGGGTCTTCCTTGAATTGCGACCGCATCTGCCATCGCACTAATTCCTTCTCATGTCTTTGCCTGTCATAGACAACATTGGAATTTTTTATTCTCATTATGCCAGGTCTCATCCAGGATATTGGCTCTCCTTCGATCTCTATCTGTATCATTTCTTCTCCAATATATGTCTTGCCAACACATAGGATATGAACAAATATTTCACAATGACTTTTTATCGAAATCTGCTATTGTTCTTTCGCAAACAATGCAAATAAGACGTTTAAGGAGAGAAAATGGATGAGATAAAACCAGGCTATACTAGAGTGTCAGACATTCTTAAGCCTTGGACGAACTTCGATAATATCCCACCTGAAATTCTCGAAAGAAAGAGAAAGATCGGCGAGGAAGTCCATGAAGCAATACATATGTTCAACTGCTGTATTCCTGTCACATATGAAGGTGAGGGCATTTCCTACTTTGAAAGCGCTCTCAACTGGATGCAGAAGTTCAAGGTGATGATCGATGTGGATCATAGTGAGACTAGGCTGTACGATGATGAGTTAATGATAACGGGCAAGATCGATGCCCTGGTGAAGTTTCCACATGAAGATGAAATGGTCATGGTGGATTGGAAAACCTCAGCTTCTGCAAATAAGAAAACCAAGCTCCTATGGCAGCTTCAAGGCACTTTGTACCATTATCTTCTTATGAAAAACGATTACCCAAATCTCTCCGACAGGTTTCTTTTCATTCAACTTGACTCAGATAGCGGACTTCCCAAAATTCATGAGTTCACTTATTCTTCTGACGTCATGAATGTAGCAGCTTCCCTCATTGCTGCTCATCGATACTTCAATCCTTAGCTTCCTGTTCTCCTTCCTAGCCCTCGTTCAGAGGGCTTTTTCTTTTTCTCATCTTTGTGCTTGCGCAATATTCCAAACTCTGATATTGTTATCTCGTAACGTAACAAAGGGAGGTATCATGGCCACGCGTTCAGTGAGAGTTAGGATAAGAGAATACAGAGGAACAACGACCTATCTTCCAGATTGCAAGTTTGCAGAAATGATCTGTGCTGTATCTGGAAGAAAGAATTTGTCAGAGAGAATGGTCAGGACATTGAAGGAACTTGGATATAAAGTAGAGGGCTCACAAGAAAAAAGAAGGGCTTTAGAAGAATAAAAATGCCCCATGGCAGGATTGGAGCCCGCCATGAGGCCAACAGTAACAAACAAGAAACAACCACAAAATGGTGAAAATTATGGTTGCCCCTCACACTTTATCACGACCGTCTGTTTTACATCCCAGTGAAATCTATGATCAATTGACGATTATGTCCTTAGAAATGGACAAATTGAAGCTTGAATATCAAGTTGAGTGTCTCAAGAATTCATTGTCTATGTATAAGGAACTTTATTTGAAAACGAGAGGTGAGTTATATGGAAAAAAATAACGAAATAATGGTCCTCGATGCCATGTATCAGATTGCGCAGTACAAAGAAGGTGTGCGGCAGGTAGTAGAGCATGTCAAAGAGATAGAGATTGAGACCAAAGAGGATGCAGAAAACGCTCTTGACATAGCTGTAGAGGCTATCAATCTCAACGAGAAGATAGAAGAAAAGAGGAAAGAAATCATAGAGCCATCGAGGCAGTTCCAGAATGAGATCAATCGATTGGCTAAGGAATTCACTACCAATCTTGAAGAAGTCAAGACAACTGTCATCGATGGGATTGAGGAATGGAAGTTAAGAAGTCCTCAAGTAGGGGAGTTAGGAACTCCAAAAGCCTCTACTTATGAAGGAGTAGAGTTCTCATACGAAGTTCTGGATATCGCATCGATCCCTCGAGAATTCCTGAAGGTCGATGAAGGGATGATCAAACTCGCCATGAAGCAGGGGATGAGGAAGATCCCTGGGCTTGAGATTTGTAAGAAAACTAAAACCATGTTGAGAAGGAGATAACCATGAAAGAGATAAGCAAAGCAATGTCTGAGGCCTTCGTAGAGATTGAGGGTGCTGTTAAGGACAAGATGAACCCTTACTTTAATAGCATGTATGCTGATCTAGGCAATGTCATAAATGCAGTCAAACCAGCTCTAGCTAAGCACGGTCTTTGGTTCATCCAGACAGTCCATAATCAACCAGGATTCGCAGCTGTCGAGACGATCATTCTGCACTCATCAGGAGATAGTTTGTCATGTGGCATAACATCTGTTCCTGTATCAAAGAACGATGCTCAAGGTTATGGATCTGCTCTTACCTATGCTCGGAGATATAGTTTGTCTGCGGCATTTGGTGTAGCTCCTGAAGATGACGATGGCAATGAGGCATGCAAAACTCCTGAAAAGAAGAAAGAGGAAGTTAGGAAGGTAGAAAGTTCTGAATTTCCTAATTTATCTCAGGAAACCATGATGAATAAGGATCAGATTAAGGCATTGGCTAAGAAAGTGGCTGATGTTCTGCATCTTGAAATAGATCCTGTTGTCAATTTCCTTACGATGTGGCAAAATAAAGGGTCTCCGCTTTTCCCAAGGGTTGAATACTTGCTCACAAATAAGAAAGAGGAGCTCCTCAAGTCATTTGGGAGATGGCAAGAGAAACAGTCTACTTAGAATTTTGGGCCTCACTCGGTAATTGGTGATGAGGTCCTTTTCTTTTTGGGCTCCATTAGAACGCACATCGATATCTCTTCGGGCGGTCCGGAGAGGTTCTGGGATGGAGCCCTTTTCCCTTCCAATTCCATTGACTACATAGATCTTTCGGTGGTATCAGTCTGACGAGTCAAAAAAAAGCCAGAGAGCTTCAACTCTCTGGCTAAGTTGACATAACCTTGTTAGCCCAAGGCTATACCTATGAATGGATGCGTTGAGAAGTTTAGCAAGCTCAGACATTCTATTGCAAGTGATAAATCACTCACCTACGCACAAAAAATAATCCTCTCAGTCATCGAGAACTATTCCCGAGGATTAGATGGCTGTTGCACGGCGTCGTTTCGTCAAATCCTTGAAGACATTGGATCAGGGGATGGAAATGAACGTTGGTTGCATGATTTACTTCTTGGATTAAGAGATCAAGGACATATTCGAATTGAAGGAGTGAGTAGGTCAAGGAAAATCTATCCTGTTTTCAAAGAAATAATACCGGGCGAAAATAACCCAGTAGATTCTCTAGTAAAAAATCCTCTACTGGGTGAAATTCAGCATGAAGTACTGGGTGAAATTCACCCAGTAGATTCTCTAGTAAAAAATCCTCTACTGGGTGAAATTCAGCATGAAGTACTGGGTGAAATTCAGCAGCCCCCCCTTATACCCCCTATATATGTTAATAAGAGTATTAGAAAAGAAGAAGAAGAAGAGAGTATATCTAAGCTTCCGCCCGCACGCGAGGATGTCTTTGTATCTGAAAAGAAAAAAGAAGAGCCTTCGGCCAAAGATCCAGTCGTCGCTCCGCTCCTTCTTCCATCTTCTTCTTTATCTAAAAAATTTAGAAAATACAAAAACATAGAACTCACTGAACAACAATACGAACAGATTTGCAAAGAATATGGCGAAGAATTCGTAAAGAAAAAAATGTCTGATTTTGATAATTATCCTGAGAAAAGCGCAGAAGCTCGCGAGAAGTTCAGTCATTATGAAGGGAAGCATTATGAAACTATTCAGGTTTGGTGCGAGAAGGATTACAAAAATTCAGTAGCTCGGTCTGAAGAAAAGAAGAAAATTTATGAGGCAGCGGGGATAGAAAAACCACTTCCGCCATCAGCAATGATAGAATGTGTTCAGACAAGAAATAGAAACAAAAAAATATGCGATCAAATTATATCAAGATACAAAGAAATCGAACAGTATATTGAAAAGCAGTCAACAATTGTCTTTATAAATGCTCCCGGAAGAAAAAGATTTAGGGCAGATTTTAGCGACGTCGCTTTTGGGGAATTGTTTGAGAACGAGTGCAGAAAAGCCCTTTCTCCCGGCTCTTATGATCTTAATAGATTTGGAATGATGGCGAATCCGCAGGCGAAACAGGGATGCCAGAATATTGCATAGAATCGACCTACACTGAACGATCGCAGGCTTGCTAGTAAAACCATACTAACCATGACATAAAATTGATTATAGGGCAGATTAGGCGCCTAGATTTCGATTTATGTACAAAGGTACATATTCTTCGAGGCAGTTGTTCGAAATCACCGTACGACTGATCCCCAAAAATTTCTGTCGCCAAAAAATCCATGTCTTCCTATCTTGTTTTTGCCAACAAAAGGAGGGCATATGTTCAGGCTAGCGCTTTTTCTCTTTTCTTTTCCTGCAATCTGTCTGTGTTCAGACCAGCCTATTCCAAAATCATGCATTCGTAAGACCAAACACAAGGCTTACTACTTCAAGGAGGGAGATGGGATAGCTCTTTACAATGGGGAATTCTGCATTTATATCTCGAGTTCTTCACACAAAAATGACACCAAAGATGTGGTTCATACGAGAGTACTTAGGTCATCATGGAAGGGGATTTATTTTAGGAAAGACGATATTAGGCATATAGAGCACATTCCTAGGATAGACAAACCATTTCCTCACTCTACAGTTCCGGCAAGAGATCCATACAATGAACTTGAATTAAACTAAACTATTTCTTTACAAATGGAGGTTATTATGAAAAATTTTAATAAAGAAATGGATGAAAGAGTAATGCATTTCCTTGAAGGATTTCAGAATTACATGCGACAAACAAGGCAACAAGTTCTTCAAGAGCCAGAACCAAAGAAACTTCTTTTCTATCACGATTCTGAAGATGAAGAAGATGAGGCGGTACGAAGTTATACCGCCTCAAGAGAAAATCTTATCTGATTCTGGGGAGGGGTTAAATGCCTCTCCCTCTGTAATCCTCATAGATGATCACTTCGTGGCCAAGTTTTGTTAGCCAGTCGAATATCCTATCCATGTCATATTCCGAGATTTCGTATTCCGACATTTTCATAAATTCTAGGACATCTTCTGCTTCTTGGCTTTCAGGGGCGTAATGAAGCTTGCCTGAGTGAAGATAGTGTTCTCTGAAGACGATTGGTGCTAATGACATATTGTTCTCCATTTCTTGCTTAATATCGGTTTGCTGACTTTTTTTCAACATCTAGGCCCTGCATGGCCTATTTCCTTTCTATACCAATCACTATATCCCCAACCTCGCAATATTGCAAGCTTATTCGATCAAGAAAGATGAAAAAAGAATCTCTTGACAATATCTTTTGAAATGGTATGGTGGAGATATATGTGTGGAGGCATATGCCTGAAGAAGAAAAACAGAAGAGGAAAGCCGGATCCGCACCCTCGCAATATTGCAAGCTTATTCGATATCTTTTGAAATGGTATGGTGGAGATATATGTGTGGAGGCATATGCCTGAAGAAGAAAAACAGAAGAGGAAAGCCGGTCGACCTCATAAAGAACTCGATCTTGAGCAAATCCGAGAATTAGCAATGATCCAATGTACTAATGGCGAGATTGCTGCTGTCATGAGATGCTCTGTCGATACTCTACACGACAATTATTACGAAATTATCAAAGATGCAAGAGAGGCTGGCAAATGCTCTCTACGTAGAGCACAGTGGAAAAAAGCTGTGGTAGACGGCAATCCCGCGCTCCTCATTTGGCTTGGCAAGTTCATCCTCGGACAGAAGGATGAGATGATTATCAAGAGCGAAGAGCCTGCTGTTAGACAGCTTCTTGAGCAATGGGAGAAGTTTGCGAAGTCTAAGGCCTCGAAGATCCCATATAAAGACAGGGTCTAGCGAACTTCAGAACTTCCTAACTTTCCAACTCCAGATGCAGGATTCGAACCTACGACCAATTGATTAACAGTCAACTGCTCTACCACTGAGCTAATCTGGAATATATTCTTCTGTCATTCTGTATATCTTTTGATCGCCCTCTGAGAGCGCATAGACAAGATATTCCAGAGCCTTCTCTGCTTCGCCTTGTGTCATGTAGGAACATAGACTATTCAACTCTTCTTCCATTGCGCCTGACCATCTTGCCATTATTACATAGCTATGACCATCGTAATCTTTGTCTATGAAAAGCTCATGGAATTTGTCAGAAAACAGGTACTTCCCCTTCTCAGTTCTTATCAACATTTTCTTTCTTTGCATCCTCATCTTCTTTCACATTGAGATACGTCATGAGATTTTGGCAGTGAAGATTGTAGAGCACGATCGAGTCTAGGCCAGTTCGTTGCAGTGCCGCGATGATATTGGCCGAAATTACGCACGCAGCCCGCATTAGAGCCTCGATCTCGATGGCAAGGTCTTCTTGGCCAGTCAAGGTCTTTGCGGCGATTCTCTCCATGCCCTCGTTGAACATATTGAAGATCTCCATTGTTCGATCTTCGCATTTCTTCCTGGCTGCGTCACTCATGAGATATGGTTGCTCTTCTTTTTTCTCTACTTCCATTTTCTAAGCCCCTCCAGAGCTAACATTAGATATACCAAAAACAACAATGCCAAAGCATATTGTCCGACTAGCCAATTTATGGCAAGCAGTCCTGTGTCGCTGACTGCCCACCAAATGAATCCCTCTTTCTCTTTCTTGAGATTGAGCCATGTACCATATAAGGCACAGCCTACGAAGATGCCTGTTAAGAATTGCATGCTATCTCCAGCTTCCACATTGCCCTAAGAAGATGAAGTGTATATAACTTCTCTTCTTCTTCAGGAGCTGTGGATCTTGTTCATAACACCTTTTGGACCCTCGCATTTTATGCTAATTTTGGCAACCTCAAAATGCCTTAGTGGTTAGAAATTCATGAATATGCTACAATAAACCAATCATCCATTTCAGTGAGATAAAACATGGAAGAGCCATCAAAGACCATTGTCTACAAAAATCGTGTGTACCACCTAAATGCTGGGTACTACATAAGAAATGATCGACTACATCAGCGTATATGGGAAGAGCATTATGGGGAGATACCACAGGGATACGTAATTCATCATAAGAATGGAATCACTTGGGACAATCGAATTGAAAATTTGGAATGTTTAACAAAACATGATCATCACATGCTTCATTTTTGTTGTGAGAAACAACTTAAACATCTTCATTCAATTAGATCAAAAGCTGCGGCAGCTCATCGAACCCCAGAAGCTAGAAAAAAAGCATCTGAGCAGAAAAAAAAGATGTGGTTGACAGTGGGATTTAATGATTATTTATGCACAATTTGTGGACAGCCTTATAAAAGCAGAAATAAAGCTCGCCCAAAATATTGTTCTCAGAAATGCCGAACCAAAGCAGGACATAATAATTATAAACAAAAGTTGACATGTGGTATATGTGGTGAAGAATTCGTAACTGCCAAAGGTAAGCGTGCTGCCACATTGTGTAAAATTTGTAGAGCAGTTGCAAGATGGGATAAAATTCATGAAGAAAGAAACAGGAGAAAAATGTGACACTATTTCCACAATTGAGTGATACATATTACGTAGACAATGACCATAATATCTTGAAGATGATGGACAATACTTACGCTAAGTACATCACGATCAACCAGAGCTTCTGGAGCGAGTCTGACATTTAAAATATAGGTGTCAATAAACCTTTTCTGATTGACTCGGACGTCTCTAGTAGATTACGAGGGGCAAGGGTAAAGCTAGCCTGAACGACTAAGCGAAGAGGGCGAGTAAAATCGTAAGCAATAGTCTGAGCATCATGGCGACATGATGAGAGAGTCTCGAAGAAGCTCTCCGCCCAGTAATGGGTCACAAAAGTAACAGAATGGATAATAGATTCTGCGCCGGGGACCAAACCCTTTATAACGATATCTATGGCAATCTACCTGCTTTTCGTAAGCGGCAATTTAGTTTCAATAGGATTCGTAGGGTTGTTAACATGATCTGTGGTTACCAGAGACAGCATAGAAAATCTACAACTGTCACGCCTGTTGAGTCAGCAGCTCAAGCCACAGCAGATCAGTTCACAAAGCTGCTATATCATGTCAATAGCCATGGCAATGTGTTGGAAACTATATCCGAAGCGTTCGAGGGTGCTGTCACTTCAGGGATGAACTTGTTGAGTACCTGGATCGACTACACTCGCGATCCTGTCAATGGGGACATCAAGGTAGATAATGTCTCTTATAACGGCTATCTCATCGATCCTTACTTCAAGAAGAAGGACATGTCCGACTGCAATTCCTTATGGACGCGCAAGTATCTCACAAGGAATCAAGTCATGGCGTTGCTTCCAGGGAGAGAGGATGAGATTAAGGGATTGTCTGGATGGGGCAACCGTGATGGCAAGTTCCAGTTCCAGCCAGAGGCTTACAATTATGGACAACAAGATCTCATTATCTATGACGAATTCTGGTACAACTCTTCCCGCACTCAGCAAGTCATTGTAGATACAGAATCAGGAGAGACTATTGAGTGGAGGGGAGCAGACGATGACCTCAACGATTTCTTGCATATGTATCCTCAGACAATCGTTGTAAAGAATGAAATTCCTTCTGTAAAGCTCGCTATCGTGGTCCAGGGAAAGGTCATGTATCATGGACCTAATCCTATGGGCATAGACTCCTACCCATTTGTACCAGTTTGGTGCTACTACCATCCCGAAATCCCCTACTTCCCATGGCGTATTCAAGGTGTGGTGCGAGGCATTCGTGATGCACAATATCTTTATAACCGCCGCATGATCACTTCTTTAGACATATTGGAGAGCCAGATTACCTCTGGATGGAAATATAAAGAAAACGCTCTTGTCAACCCCAAAGATGTGTACCTTCAAGGACAGGGGAGGGGATTGGCAATAAAGGCTGAAGCTCAGATGACAGATGCTGAGCAGATTATGGCTCCACAAATACCACCAAGCATGATTCAGTTGAGCGATATTCTGGGAAATGAGTTAGCTCAGATCTCTGGTGTGAACGAAGAACTTCTCGGGAGCAGTTCGGATGACAAAGCAGGGATCTTGTCTATGCTTCGTCAAGGAGCTGGTCTTGTCACGTTACAAACCATCTTCGACAACCTAGATCAGTCCCAAAAGATGCTGGGCAAGCTTCATCTTGAGATGATACAGGCCAGTTGGACACCAGGAAAAGTAGCGAGGATTATTGGCGAAGAACCTAGCCCAGAGTTCTACAACAGGGCGTTTTCGAAGTATGATGCTGTAGTCGAAGAAGCACCATTGACATCCACTCAGAAGCAGATGGCATTGCAACAAGCCCTCTATCTTAAAGAGCTTGGCGTGCCCATCCCAACAGAATACATCCTCGAGAACATGCAACTGCCCAATAAGGACGAGCTTATTCAGAAGATCATTCAGCAAGAGGGTGAGCAGCGAGAGCAACAGCAGCAGATGGCTCAGCTTCAAATGCAGCAGCTCCAGGTAGATAATGAGACGAAGCTTAGCTATGCGGAAGGACAGAAGGCTTTGGCAGCAGAACGGATCAATAAGACGAGGCTTGACGCAGCATTGTCAGCAGAGAGAATGCAAAGAGCCGATGAAGATAGGACAGGAGCATTCCTCAATCTTGTCAAGGCAGTGAAAGAAATCGAGAATATGGACGTAGAGCAGATCGCCCAAGCTGTCCAGATTATGAAGACAACTCAAGAGATGCATGGGATGAATCAGGAGATGCAACAGCCTATGGCTCCACAGCCCATTTCTCAAGAACAGCCTCAGTCTCAACAAGCTCCTTCTCAAAATGTTCCTGAAACTGCTAGTGTCGGCTAATTTGACAAAGGAGTTTATATGGAAGTCGAATGGTACGACGCTGAGAAGACCGAACCTCCTGATGATATGCCGGTATTGGCATCATTAAGAGCTTGTATTACTCCATTTACTACTCGATTTGTTTGCTTGACTGTTATGTACGTTCATCATGGCGAATGGAGATTTCACGATTCTTCACAAAGGATCTTCACGCCGAATCATTATGTAGACCATTGGATGCCACTTCCAGAGCCTATGTGGATTGATGACGAAGAAACAGCTCACGTTCATCAGGAGCCAGTTAAAGCCCATAGTCTTATGGAAGATATCGCTGATGCTTTAGGGGCTGAGATGATTCCTATGAATGATGGTAGGATTATACTAAGAACGTAGCTCAGCCTCGGCAAGCCTTGAATCTCTTTAAGGATGAATCTGATGGCTTATCTCGCAAGTCATAGAACATCTGCATTGAGAGATTCTGTCTTTTTCTTTTAACAGGCTTTTCGTTGACCCATTTCTCTATATTCTTCTTTCCTGCTTGGATATCTTTGCAGTAGTTAGAGCAGAATTTCTCTTTGTAAGTGGTTGTTCTAAATTCTTTTTTACATTCTTGACAGGTCTTGGTGATTATAGGATGATCTTGCTCTCTTCTGATTTTTTGATCACGTGCATATGATGCATATCGGCATTTATCAGAGCAGAATCTTGCCTGACTTGTTCTTCCAATAAAATAATCACCGCAGTATTCACACTCGTTTCTTTGTTCTGCATTCCATAACCAATCCTTGACCATTATTTTCTCCTGCATTCAAGGCAAGAACATAAATATTCATCATAAATTTGTCTATACACAAAAATTAGTTGATCAAATAGACTGCGAATTGTAAAAGAAAAATATTCCTATGGAGGGAATTAGATATGTCAAAGTCAATGAAAGATTTCGGCCACGATAAAACATCGCATTCAAATATGCCTCAAGAAGTACATATGAGCGACTATCCTCGCCAAGAGACCTATGGCGAAGAGCTTGATGATACCATCACTGGTATTGATGAAACAGTGGCTCATGGAAAAGGCAAAGCGAAAAAATATATTTCAAACCAAAAATAGGTTCGACGTGGTAATGATTCGGCCTGGGGGGAAGCCTCAGAAAATTGCTGAAAAAGTCATGAAAAGTAAGGGCGTGAAGCTTCCTAAGAAAAAGAAGATGGAAAAGACCGCCCTTACTGGACCGTACTTACAACATTAAGGTGAAAATGCGCGGACATTCAGACGAAGCAGAAGATAAGAAGTTGTTCGGTAAGATGCTGAAGAAAGCTATGCCAGGTCATAAGGTCACTTCGCATCTTAAGAAAGATATCAAGGAACAAAAGAAAGGGATTCGTGAGGATAAAAAGCTCATGAAATCCGTCAAGAGCAGGGGGAGAGGCTATTAATGGCTAAGATGTGGATTCAAAATGCGATTAAGCATCCTGGAGCTTTAAAGAAAACCCTTGGTGTCTCAAAAAAGACAGGCACTATCCCTGCCAAGAAACTTGCTGCTGCTGCCAAGAAAGGTGGGGTAACAGGTAAGAGAGCTCGCCTAGCAGAGACATTAAAGAAAATGCATCATGGTCGATGATTCCTGGTTCAATCTTCAGGATAAGATGCCTAAAGCAGGCCATATGATCATCGCTGAGGTTCTCGGCTATAAGATAATGCCTTTCATAATCAAGTTCGTCAAGGTAGGAGAAGATCTTGGTCATATTACGAGATGGCGATACGCTCCCAAATCAACTGCCTTCCCAAGAGAAGTATGCCTATAATCGCTTCGGCAAGAAAGGTACGAGGGTTGGACAGGCTGTTGTAGACATTCTATCCCAGCAGCAAGCATCCCAAACGGTGGGCGATGTCCTTGATGGCTATGGGCCAGACTACGCTCGGCAGATAGAAGAATGCGTCGAGCAGAATCAATCCAAGTATAAATCTCCATTTTACATCTTCGTTTTGACTAAGAAAGAGTTCTGGGCCAACAATCTTGTCCGGAACTGGTTTATCGCTCGACAAACGCCACCTCATGCCTTTGATATGATGGAACAGTATTCAAACTATACTAAGACATTGTATATCGTTGATGCAGATCGAGGCAAGTTAGAAATTGTTTGGTCATTGCCTGGATTTGATGATTGCATTGCAGTGGCAAAGAATCCTGGGGCTTATGATCCGCAATTGGTCAAGTGGATAGAGGATTGCTTCACTCGTGGGCTGGATAAAGAAAAGTTCACGTTTGATGGTCTGGTTGCTAGTGCGGGTTAGATCATGGTGGTGTAGGAACAGGCATCCAATATTCGAAATCAATTTCATCACCAGGAGTGTGATGATCTCCATGACAGCATTCGGTATGATTCCATGAACCATAATCATAATAAGCTACATGAGGACTTCCACATTTTCCAAAAACTAGTATTTTTTCTAGATTTGGATTAGGTTCATCACCGACTTCTTTTCTTTTTATCCATTCCATTTTTTTCCCCTAGATTTTCCATCAATGTTGCCATGTTATTTTCTTAATGTCCAGCAATTTGACCATCTCGATGTCATTTTAGCCTTGTAATTCAACCAGAATATCCAATTTTCACGACATTCTGTGAGTTTTTGTTAAATCCCAAAATTCAGTTTGTTAATTCTTTTCTCTCCAAAATGCCTATTTCTCCTCAGAACATGTTAATTGTGCTCTAAGATGATTACAACTGTTTCAAAAGAGGAAAGCGTTCAGTTTCCATGAATTCGACGGAAAATGTCAATCGTTTTCCTGGGATTGTTGCTGATGTTGTGCAAATTAACAGAACGATCGGGAAATTTTCGCATAGTATTTCTATAAATTA